ATCTTCTCCATGCTGGGCATATACGTTTATAACTACAAAAATTGCATAGAAATGATGTCTTTGGCTCAAACTCACCAGTTCTACATTTTTCATCTATCTGCGATTTTGTTTCTTGAATCATTTCTTCAAGTTTTACTATTTCGGAATGAGTAACTTCTCGTGTTAGCTTCACTCCCTCCTTGAGGTACAAAAGTTCAACCTTGTCGACATCACCGACTCCGAGATTGATGAGAAGTTTTGCATAGATTAGGAGTTGAGAAAACTTTTCATCCAGGTCATACTTTGGTGTCTTGCCTGTTTTATAGTCGCTTACGGTTAGTGACATTTTGCCGTCAGTCTGACTGTATCTATCTATAAAGCCGCGAAGTCTCACGCCCGCTATCTCACCGTTTAGTTCGTATTCAAGGCCTGTCGGCTCAAGTTTCTGTGGGTCTTCTAGGTTCCATAAATTCTCAACACAAAACCAGGCAGCCCAACGAAATTTGTTTAACGCCTCAGAATCACTTGATGAAGTTATTTTGTAAGTAACCTTAAATCCGTCAACAACTTTAAGTGCTTCTTCTTCCCACTTATCGTCCCATATCTGTTTTGCCAGTGGACGACAGTTTGCGATAGTTCGCAATTCTGCTGGAAGTTTGTACATCTCTTCGAGAATGTCGTGAACAAAATTGCCCAATACCGCCCAATGGTTTGACGGGTCGGGTATTAGGTCAATCTTGTTAAACTTAAACTTCTGCGGGCACTGTTTAAATGTGCCAATTGAAGATGGCGACAGGTAGTCAGGAGCCTTCAGCTCACTCGGCATCTACAACCACATACTCCCCACCGAATGAAAGCCTTGTAGCTTCTGCGATGAGCTTGTCTAGGGCATCTTCGCCAACAGTCTCCCGCTTTGGTTTTGGCTGTCCGTTGCTATACATGCTCCAGTATTCGTTGAGCTTTTCTCTTTTTTCTGAAGAGAGATTTTTTGCGATTCCCATGAAAGAATCCCATTTTGTTGAAACTTCAGGTGTCACTCGCGCCTCTGCTTCCATCTCGCTGTCCATGGCTTGTTCTATCTCGATTGCATCTTCGCTCCGTGCGAGATATAGACCAACACCAAGTGTTTGGACTGCCTTCTTAAGTGCATCAGAGACTGCGCCTTTTACTTCATCGCCAATGTCTACAGGTTCGCCCTGCTTGTTGATTTTAATTTTCTGTCCACCAACACCATCTCGGTGAACGGTTTCACCGTTAATCTTTGCTTGAAGCTGAATATGAGCAACAATCGACGTTCCGAGTTGTTGCCAACTATGAACCGTGAAAGACCAGTTCTCAACGCCAAGAACTTTGTTCATTCGGTTGATTACCTCGCTGACCGGAATATAAATAAGGTTGGCTCCACCCTTATTAAGTCGTTTTTCCATCTCTGCTGGAAATGGCTCTGACAGGGATTGATAGGTGTTATTGATTGTCATTTGCATTGCCCTTTCTGACGATAATGCTTGTTTTTAATATACCAGTTTCGCAGTAGTTGTCCACGTTAATTCCAAGGCTAGAGAGTTCTTTGACCCTCCAGTATGAAGGTTGGACGTAGTCAAGAACCTGCATCGCTATTTCTTCAGGCGATTTGATGATTTCCCCCGTGTCGATGTCAACGGACATTCTCACCAGCTTCTGTGCTACGACGCTCGCAAGGTCCTTGTGTTGCCACGCCCGACGCTCATATGAAACTTTTTTCTCAATGACGCCACCGTTGTTCAGTTGAACATCTTTCCCATCGGTGATGAGTTGGCCGACAGATACGGAGAAGGAGTCGTAGATAGTTGAAACATCCCGCTTGACCATATTCAGCTCGTACAGAATGTCGCAAGCAGAATTTGTTTCTGGGTTTGAGTTAATGTAATCGTCAAGCTCCCGACTAAGGGCAAGGAGGTATTGACGGACTTCAAGCATTCTTTCTGGTGTCATTTTAGTAGTGTCCTTATTGGGTTTGTGTAGTTATCTCACACGACTATAGCGATTCTTCCTCGCTGTGGCAACCCAAGACCAGTTAAATGTGTAAAAGCTCCGACCGCGGAGTCCACTTGGTCATCGTGGTCGCAGGCCTCCGGGAATGAGGAAAACTCATCCAACCAATCCGACAGCCAGGTTCCACGGACCACTCTCACATTGCCGTTGGCGGTCGCGGCAGCAAACGGTCTAGCTCTTGTGACCTTGTCTCCCGTTGAGCGGATAGCGGCAAAGTCGTACCCCGGCAAAACATATCTGGCATATTGGTCCATTAGGGCCTTGCCTGACGAGCCAGGCTCCTGCTCCATACGAATCGGGATTCCCTTGCCGTCCTCATAAGCAGTTCTGGCTATCAGTTCTTCGACCTTTTCGCCCCTGACACGAGCCTTCTTGACGTCCAGCACATAGGCAATACCTTGGTCAAAGAGCATGAGGGTTCCAACCGTATAGTCTGGGTTTGGATTTGAATGACTCGGCTCGGTTGCCGCAAGGTCCCAGAACCTGACGACTCTGGCGGATGATGATATTTGAGGGATTTCGCTGTCATCGACAATAACCATCGAGGTTCTGTCAAAAAGGGTGCCCAGAGTCGTGCTCCACCAGTCTCCCTCTTCCAGCCTGCGCCGCTCTATCGGGTCGAGAGCCTGAAGGGCTTGGCGGTACGAAACGGCGTCAATTCCCGGGTTGTCCGTCAGTTTTGAAGGGACGAAGATTCTGCCCTCAGTCTTGCCTTCTACGATAAAACGCTGTCTAACCCAATTGGGGGCAGGGTTTGAGGCCGAGCGCATACGCAGGGGGACCGACGAAAGGGGTCCAGATGCTGGGCGACGCAGACGGGAGAACATGTACCTATAGTCGCTTTCGCGGATTTCGGTGACTTCGTCCATACCAATAAACTGAAACTCTGAGCCTTTATAACGCAGGTAGTCGCCAGTGTTGTTTAGGTAGCCGAATGAGATTCTTGCTCCGGAAGGGAAAGTCGCTTGGAAGCTGTTGTTGTTCCAATGGATGTCATCATAAAGAGCAGCCCAAGACTTAAAACGGTCCATTAGGGCGCCAGGAAGCGACAAGTCAGCGAATGTTCGACGGAAGAGAATTGCAGAGTAATTAGGAACGTCCACGTATTGCAAGGCGGACATGAGCAACGCAGAAGATTTACCTCCGCCAGCAGCGCCGCCAAAAAGTGCCTCTATTGAATTGGTCCGTAAAAAAACTTTCTGATTTATTGACGGCTCTTCAGGGCAGAACGGCGGCATCTTTGGTTGGAGATACTCCAGTACCTGATTCCAGTTTGTTGTCATGTTTAATTTGCCTCTTGTTACAGTTAAGCACGGAATGCGCTACTGTAGGTGATATGTCAAAACTACTGTTAAGGATTAAGACCATACGACTCCGCATCAAATCCTCATTTAAAAGAGCTATGTTCGCCAACTTGCTCATGATTTCATTTATACTGTTTACCAGTATTGGTGCGGCACTTATTTTCTTACCTGCCGGATTGATAGTGGCAGGCATAGCGTGTGGTTTTTTCGGCTTCCTATTAGGTCTTGAGTAAATATGGCATGGAATCAATCGAGCAATAAATCGCTCGCAAACGCACAATCCAAGGAGCTTGGACCTGGCGCGCCCGTAGCGCAGAACCCAAGCTACGCAGGCCGCCCATACAGGGACTCGTGGGATGTCGAACGTGCTTACCGAGAGGGGATGCAGAAGGTTACTTGGGTTGCAAGATGTATCGACGCAATCGCAGGGAATCAAGCGCGACTCCCAATTATTCTGCGCAAAGACAACTCTCCAGATGGGGAGATTCTTGTTGGCAATAAGGCAAAAAATAATTCGTTGCTTGAGGTCTTGAATACCAAATCGAACGTCGGTGAAAACTCTTTCATTTTTAGATACAGAATGTCCGCCCAACTTCTGCTTGGTACGCGTGGCGTATTTATCGAAAAGGTCCGCGGCAGGGATGGAAGAATAATCGGTCTAAACCTCTTGCCGCCCCAGTCAACAGCCCCAATACCGGACGCAAAAAAGTTTGTTTCTGGCTATGAGGTGCAGATGCCCCACGGGCAAAAAATCATAATGAAGCCAGAGGATGTTTGCTGGATTAGACGGCCTCACCCGCTTGACCCATATCTGTCACTAACCCCACTTGAGTCGGCTGGCGTTGCGATAGAGATTGAGAACTTGGCAAAGCTTTACAACAGAAACTATCTACTCAACGACGGAAGACCTGGCGGTCTGCTTGTTTTGCGTGGAGAAATCGAAGATGACGACAAGGAAGAATTAAAGAGCAGATTCCGTGGAAACATCGGACGAGCTGGACATACAACGGTTATTTCTGCTGATGACGGTGTTGATTACGTAGACACTTCTGCCTCGCCAAGAGATGTTGCGTATGCGCAAATGAGGCAGATTACAAAAGAAGAAATCCTTGCATCATTTGGTGTGCCGGAGTCGGTCATTGGTAATGCCGCTGGACGAACATTTAGTAATGCAAGCGAAGAAATACGTGTTTTCTGGATGGAGACGATGCTTCCGCACCTTGAGCCACTAGCGCGCTCACTTGATGAATTAGATGACGAGTACTACATCGACTTTGACACCAGCGAGGTTCCAATTCTTCAGCTCTACAAGCAAGAGCGAGAAAGATACCTGATGCAGGAATTCCAAACTGGGCTCATCAGTAACAACGAGTACAGAATAGGTTCCGGAAGAAAAGAAGTTGAAGCAGACCTTGCCGACTCCCTGCTCATGAATCCAAACCTAATCCCAATCGCGAATACAAAGAAAAAAATGGAGACCGCTCCGTCCGCAGAGATGGGTGGTGCACCAATGCCGGGAGCACCTATGCCTGGT